TCTGGGCTTGCACAGCATTTACAATCTCAGGTGGCGGGTCAGAAGTTACGCCTTTTAGTGCAACAGTATCATAACCAATAGGATCTTTTATGCCTGAATTATCACCAAATACGGAAAAGCTATCTTTTGATGATGTTGAGCGAGTTGTCACGAAAGAAGTCTTTGCAGCTCAAGAATTTACAGAATTGCGTGTACCGAAACGCGAAACAAGCTGGGATCGATATTACGGCCGGCCATTAGGGAATGAGGTTAATGGCCGGTCTAAATTTATTACCCGGGATCTACTTGAGACTATCGAATCGATAATGCCATTTTTAATCAAACTTTTTGCGTCCGGTGATGCAAAGATTGATATTAAGATTGTAGGCCAAGAGCCTTGGGTTGGGAAAGCTCTAATGAAGAAGATCCAGCTTGATTTAGAGAATTCAACTCCTAACCTATTTTCTGTATTCTATCAGTGGTTTAAAGATGCTCTTGTGTCAGACACAGCCTTTGTAAAGCTTGCGTGGGATTTAGATCACGAGACTGTCAATGTTGACTTTGACGAACTCCAAGCTGAACAGATGCAACAGTTAGTTGATGATCCGGATGTGCAAATTTCACAGATTGAAGATTCAGCCTTATCCTTAGACGATAATGAAAACGTAATATTTTCAGGGATTAAGGCTAAGGTCAAAAAGATAATTAAAAATGGCCTTTATATAGAAAATACGCCGCACTGGGAATTTATTGTCAGCAAACGTTCCAGGAGTATCAACGATGAGCATGGTAAGGGCCAAAGGACACAAGTCACGGTTGATTATCTGAAACGCATTAGCCGAGCCAATACGCAAACAGGGGGTGAGCCATATTTCAAGAATCTTGATCGACTTGAATCAGGAGAAAGTAAGGCTGAAAGTGACGCTACTGAAAGCGAAAAAGAAAGCTATATGAATAAAGGCACAACCATTAATACTGATATAGAAACGGGTGCAAAAGCTTCTGTAGACCTTACAGAATGGTACACTCGGCTTGATATTGATGGAGACGGTTACCTTGAGAACGTAGTTTGCTACCTTGGGAACGGATATCTATTAAAATACGAATTAAACGAGGAAGACTTTATACCGTTTTCGAGTCTGTCTCCAATTATGGATTGTTATAAGTTTTTTGGTATTTCATATTCAGATCTACTCGTTGAGATACAGAACCTAAAAACAATGATGTTTAGAAGGATTCTTGATAATTTCAATTTTCAGAACGCCGGTAGATGGCTGAAAGACCCTAATTCGGGGATTGATCCATATGCTCTATTAAATAATAGCCCGGGCAGTGTAATAACCGGTAAAATTGGAGGGCTTCAAGACATAACTCCTGCGCCTTTCAATCCTTCAAGTCTTTCCATTTTGGAATACGTTGATACGATAAAGGAAAACCGTACAGGAGTAACAAGATATTCGCAAGGGACTGATGCTAATAGTTTGAATAAAACAGCCACAGGCATAAGCCTTATCCAGAATGCAGCTATGCAACGGCTTGAATTAATTGCAAGAATCTTTGCAGAACTTGGTCTCAAAGATTTTTACCGGAAGGTTTCGTTGTTATATCAGAAATACATAAGGCAACCGTTCTCAGCCAAAGTATTGGGCCAGGAGCGAGAAGTAACATCTGAAATGCTGCAAGGGCAGGTTGTAACAACCGTTGATATGGGTGTGGTTGCTACAGTAGGAGCAGAAGAAACAGCCAAGCTTGAAAGAGTTCTTGACATTTTGCTTAGGGTCAATGAGGTGTTCCCAGGCCTTTTAACGCCTGAAGCAGTTCATAATTTGATGGCAAGATACATTTCAGCGTCCGGCTTTAATGATGTAGATGGTTTTATAGGCGATGTGAAAGAATATATTCAGAAGGCCGCAGAAGGGCAGCAGGAACAGTCCGAGATGCAACAAGCCATGTTGAAGATGGAGCAGAAGTTTAAAGAGATGGAGTTACAGATTAAAGCTCAAGATTCTCAAACAAAAGCCGAGAAGGTTACACAAGATGGGCAGGTAGACATGGCAAGGATTGCGCAGGACGGCCAAATTGACATGGTGAAAATCGAACAGGATGGTCAAATTGCTGGAGCAGAAATAGAGCAGAAACGTGAAGACAGCCGGGCAGGGCATGAATTAGAAGCCATTAAAATAGATAACGAGGAAAGAACCAATGCCAACGCTGCAAGAGGAACAGGAATCGGCAGAGAAGACTAAAAAACTTCATTTGTCTCAAAATGCTAAAAGATTACTGGATGATCCACTTCTAAGTATTTTTTTTGATAAGCACACGGAAGAATGCACCGAAGCTTTTGAAACGTTACCTATTGGCGCAACAATAGAGCAATACCAGACTGTTCATCACGATATGCTGGCGATAAAACGTTTAAAAATAACCCTTCAACGATATATAGAAGACTATGACCTAACTTCAGCCCAGGAAAATAATATTAATTGGCCAGAAGGAGTATAAGCAGTGGGTGAAAAACAAACAACAGCTAAAGTATTCCTTGACATCCAAGCCAAACTGTGCCAATGGTTAGAGAAAAAGCCAACAGGCAAATTTTCAATTCATTTACACTTTAATGACGGAGGTTTACGTGGAAGACCTGAAGTAGTAATTAAAGAAAAAATATAAAATAAAATCGGATACAAATAGCCCTGATTATTTAATCAGGAAACTTTAAGCCCGAAACTTTGGATAAGCGCACAATGCGTCCCAGGTTTTCGGGCTTTTTAATTTTTAGCGACAAAAGCTTATCAAACAATATGGTAGCGACAATAGGCTGCCGACAAGGAGAATATTAAAATGGCAGATGAAATAAAAGATGATGATGCACAGCAAATAGATGGTGGTGTTGCCGATGGGGTAGATGATGTTAGCGATCTTCTTGTAGATGGTGAGGCTGGCGATAAGGATGTGATTGTTGATGATGATCCTAAAGAGACTGGTACTGCAAACGATGACCAGCCGCCCCCTGTTTTTACCTTGCCAGATGACGATCCAGCCGACAAAGGCCAGGACGTAGCAGACGGAGAAGACGGTGATGATTTTGTAGATATTGTCCACAATGGGCAGGTTCATAAAATCACCAAAGAGAAGATGATCGAATTGGCGCAAAAAGGGTTTGATTATGATTCAAAAGTCGGGCCGCATGGCAAAATAGCACAGATGATCAATACCGACCCTGAGCTAACGAAGATGGTAGATGATTACTGGCGGGGCAAAGTCAAAGACGATGAGGCCATAGACAATAAATTCAAAGTTTTATCAATGGACGACTATGAAACTGAAGAATTATGGATGCAGGCCAACATGCAAAGCGTTTATGACAAAGTTAAGAAAGATACCCCTGAGCCAGCAGCGCCACAGCCAAAAAATGACGAGTCTTCATCAGTGACAGCGTTACGGGCCAGAGACCCAGAAAACTTTGAAAGAGTTTATTCAAAACTATCTGAATACGCCGAAAAACTAACTGTTAAGGATTATCGAAAGGTTGATTCTGATTTGGCCTCTTTGTGTAAATTTTATGACTTTGTCAAAGAACAGGAGGGTAGCAAAAAAGACGGCGGCACTTCAAGTGCCCAAAAGAAGCCGGGGTTTAGAGTAAAATCGGGAGGCGGGGACGCACCATCTTCAAAAGGAGAAGACTCGCCTGCATGGAAGTTATCAAAAAAAGATTTTCAAAAACAATTAGATAAAATTAAAGGGTATGCATAGCTTTAATTAGGAGGAAATATTATGGGTTCAGCTTTAGTGACAGGAACAAGTGATGTAGCTGTAAACTTACAGGGGCATTACGATAGAAATTTACTTGAGAGAGCTTTGCCGTCTCTTATTTATTCACGATTTGCACAGATTCGGCCTTTACCAAAAAACGCCGGGACTCGCATTAACTTCAGGCGTTATGGGTCTTTGGCTGTGAATACAACGCCACTTACCGAGGGGGTAACACCTACAGGTAAAAAGCTTACCACAACTGATATTTACGCTACTGTTAAACAGTACGGTGACTTTATCACTATTTCCGACTGGGTGGATATGACCGGTCTTGATCCTATTCTTATTGAGGGTGGAGAGATCCTTTCTGAGCAGATGGGCCTTACTGTAGACACTCTCGATAGAGATGTTTATATGGCTGGCACAAACGTTCGATATGCTGGGGACGTGGCAAGCAGGAGCGATGTCGCCACTGCCATTGCAACTGCGGATATAAAGGCTGGAATCAGAACGCTTGAAAGCGGGAATGCCAAAAAAATTCGCCATATGATCGTTGGCGGTCCTAAAATAGGCACAAGGCCGGTAGCCCCTGCATATTACGGAATTACCCATACCGATAGCCGACAAGATTATGAAGCGCTTACAGGATTCACAAAGGTTGAGGAATATGCAAGCCAGTCCGGTGTGATGGAAGAAGAGATCGGGTCATGGGGCAATTTGCGGATATTGCTTACAACCAACGGAAAGATTTTTCAGGCTGGTGGAGCGGCAGTTGGAGCGACAGGCCTTGTGGCTGATGACAGCACAAACGTTGATGTTTACACCACACTGATATTCGCCTCCAATGCGGTCGGTAATATTCCGCTTCAAAAAGGTAATGTTAAAAACATCATCAAGGCCATGGGGAGCGCTGGAACCGAGGATGCTCTTGATCAGAGAGCTACTTCCGGCTGGAAAATAGCCAGAACAGCAAAGATTCTGAATGATGATTTTCTTCTTAGGATCGAGCATGGCAATACTGATCTGTAAAACAACCAATATTAAAGGAAAATAAGAACAAATAAGGAGTATAAATAATGAGATATCACGGACAGTTTGTTATGGGTACAGCGGCGGATACATATATCCGAACTGGATTTTGACACTTCAGACGTTCTGATACTTATGAGGCATAGGGACGCCCAATATCCTCTTAGTGGCATTGGGCTTATGACTTAAATAAAGATTTCAATTACACAATTGGGTAGGGAGGCGAAGAAACACAACGCTGAACTACCCTTACTCAAAACAAGTTGACGACAAATGTTGACGACAAAAAAGGGGAAAACCATGGAAGAGATTAGAAAAACAGATGGAACGGCTTTTGGGAATAAAGGTTCATTGGTAATAGCAATAGAACAAAAAGGGTTACAGAAAGATCAATACAATATGGTTGAAAAAGACGGCGGGTGGGTTGGTATCTCTATAGAAAAAGATGAGCTGCCAAAAAAAGAAAAGCCAAAACTTTTTAAATGCAGGGTTTTCCGGTCTAACTGTGATCCGGATAACAGGGACATGCCTATTTCTATAACACCAAATACGATTTCGCAGAGGAAAGTGTTTTGGCCTGGCGAAGAGGTCGAATTGAACCAAATGCACATTAATATCTTGAAGGACTCTGCTGAAGAAACAAGATTGCCTATTCCTGCTGATTCAGGGATATACGCATCAAAAGACCCTATCGCTGTTGCTAAAAATTTCTACCCTTCTATGAAAGCTGAAATTAACCCAATGGATAACACAATCTGTATGATTTCAAGAGTTCCGAATTATATAGTTGAACTGATTACTTAAAAGAGAATCATACCATGGCTACATTGACAGAATTAACGGCTGCAATTATGGATATTTCAAAGAATAAATATATCCAAACAGCTTCAAGTATCACTTTAGCTTCGAGGATCAATGAAGCCGTTACAGCAATTGCATCTGGGATAAGGATGCCTGATGGAATAAATTCCCCCCCGTTGCCTGGTTTGTTCGAGTCTGCGGTGGTTGCTACTACTGTAAATGCGTATGCTGATTTACCTGCAACGTATCAGAGAAACGTGTTTTATATAGTTGGCAGCGACGGCGAAAAACTAAACGCCCCTTCCGGCGGGACTTATTATTCATTCAAATTATTTTTAAGCGAAATAGGTGAGAAGGATTTGTCTGAATCGGGAGACGTAGCGAATGTTTGTATCAAAGGAAACTCTTTATATTATCAAGGTATTCCGTCTGTAAGCGAAAATGTAACGGTTATGTTTTATCGCAAGCCTGTTGATATGGTTTTAGGCACTGATACGCCTGACGGTATCCCTGACCAATTTCAAACACGATTAATTAAACATTACGTGGGCAGGGAGCTTTCGAACGAAATGGTGGACGGGTTACCTAACATGGTAGCGTATCATACCAATGAGTTTTATTCTGCCATGCAAGATTTAATCATGTTCATTGGCGTGGAAACTGAGCAGGAATATTTCAACAATGCAACAGAAACTTTTTATTAAAAAAGGTGTGTAATTAATGTTATCACCAGAAGATAAGCAGGAAATAAAAGAAATACTCCAAGAATTAATGCCTGAGATAGCCGCAAAAGCTGCCGAAATTAATCTGCTTGCGATACCTGAAACAGTTGGCAACATGATGAAAGAACAGGCAATTCAGACTAAACTGAACAAGGATTTTTACGAGAAATATAAGCAATTCAAGCCTCATAAAAAACTTGTTGTATCTGTAATCGAAAAAGTGGACGGTGAGAACCCGGGAATGGATTACGAAAATATCCTTAAACTGGCAGTGCCTTTGATTGAAGAGCGGGTTCGGATAGAGAAAAGTCTTAATATGACCACTATTGATCCGAACCCTAATACAGATTTTAACGGAATACTTTGAGAAGGTTATTAGAAATAAAAGGGGCCGTTCTTGCCAAGGGCTTACGGCCTTCAAAACGACTGGCACGGAATAAGAGTTTCCTGACTACCTGCAACGGCTTTGTCGGCAACGATGGAGTGTTGTCGGCCATTGATGATTTGTCTGAAATTGACGTGATACCTTCTGAAGTAATCGGAACCGACACGTTGAATTATACATGCATTGATAACCATGGCTCCACCAATAATGATAAACCGGTTACAGGAGCCAATCATGCTCTTAAATGGACACAATCTGGGAGCTTAGGCGGTGTTTGGACTGTATCAACTGCTTATAAAGATGGCATTGCGGATGGTTTTCCGTATCCTCAAATGTTTTTATTCACGAACTGGACCATTATTTGTGGAGAGACCGGGATCTTTGAATGGGACGGCTCTACTCTTGACCGGAAGCTTACCGTAACGGCAGGTGGAACGTGGGACGCTGTGGACTTTGTGGACTATGTGTATATGAGCAATAGTAAAGTAGCAGTTACCCGTAACGCCAAAACAGGTGTTTATGCTGAAACAACTGATTTACCTATATTTTCCGGCATTGCAAATTACAATGGCAGGGTTTTGATAACGGCTCCGGGGGTTGAGATATGACAAACCCATACTGGGATTTTAAGAAGCCAAACCCTAAATACGGGTATGTAAATAATCCGTTTCAGGCTGATGAAGCAGAGCATACGAACAAGCATCATCCTTGCGGCTATTGGCCTGTTGGCGCACCGCTGTCTACGTCTACCAAGCCTATTGGTGGAACACTGTTTGGGAGTGGTTATAATAGTGTTTACCAATTAGGCATTGGTGATGATAATGAAAGACTCATTTTCACACAGATAACTAATAGCACTTATTATAAGAAAGTTTCTACTGGGTTATATTGTACGTTTGCTATCACAAACAATGGAGAAATGTGGGGAATAGGTGCTAATCTGAACGGAGCACTTGGCCTTGGTGACATAAATCCAAGAACAGCCTGGGAACAAATACCTGGTGTTTGGAAAGAGGTATCTACATCTTATGGAGATAATTGGAGCGTAGCAATTAAAGAAGATGGGACACTTTGGGTAACTGGAAGAAACCAGTATGGTCAACTTGGCCTCAATGATGAAATTGACAGAAACACTTGGGAACAGGTAGGAACAGCCTCAAACTGGGTTAGCGTTGAAACTGGTAGAACCCATCTGATGGCATTAAATTCTGACGGTGAACTTTATAGTTGTGGGTATAACTATCCAGGAGCGTTAGGACTTGGTGATGGAACTAAGCGTAAGGAATTAGAAGGAGCAACAACTGGTGTTGCGAAAGTAGTTTGTGGATTTATTTATACTGGCATTATTAAAACCGATGGTTCTGTCTGGATGACTGGTAGCAACAGTAGCGGCCAATTTGGGAATGGAACTACAACAGATACTAACTCTTTTGTAGAAATAACCTCTGCTGGGAAGGATAACGCTTTTATCGAATGTGGCGGTGGGGATTCGGCAGGCGATGGAACAACATTCTTAATTAAAAATAGTGGTATTATGTGGGCTACTGGATATAACGGGGAGAATGAGATGGGTGTTGCTGATACATCCAATAAACTTGATTATATTCAACTTGATGGCACTAACTGGGAATCTGTTGCAAATAAAGCAAGAAGCACTCTTGCAATTAAAACAAACGGCGAAATGTATGGAGCTGGGTGGAACGCTTACGGTGAACTTGGTTTTGGCGACAAAGTTCAAAGAACTGCTTTTGAGCGTGTAGGCAGTAAGTTATGGATGGCTGTTGATGCTGGGGATAAAAACATGATGGCAATAAACTGGGCCGGAACTTATGATTGGGGTTAAAATTAAGGGGAGGTAAAAAGATATGGCCAATGCTGTACCAAATAGTTTCGATGCAATGCTCTGGAAGGGGCAGATAGCAGGCGAAACAGATACTTTTAAAATAATATTACTGGAAGCAGGATTCGTGTTTGATCAGGATGCTCACCACGCATACGCTGATGTATCGACATACGAATTGCCTACTGGCAACGGGTATACTGCTGGGGGTGTTACGCTTACTGGCGTTTCGATAGTTGTTGACAACACAACCAACAGGGCGGAAGTCACATGGGATAACGTTCAATGGGATGTTGTTACGGGTTCGCTTGTTTATTCAGGAGCGATTTTATATGATGATAGCACAGATGCCGGTGGAACAGATGATTATACAGATGCAATCGTGTCATATAAAGACGCTGGCGGAACACAAACAGCAACACCTGGTACGCCTATTATTGTGAGCCAGATTAAAGAAACGGTAGGAAGTAGAGAGTAAGGAGATAAAACATGATAGTAGAATTAGGAATAAGGACTTCAAGCGGGATAACTGCTGAACCGTCATGGGAAATTATGGTTGCGGCAACTCCAGGAGAAGCTATTATACGTGAGATAACAATTACACTTGCAGCGGCCACGGCTTCGACAATTGGGCTTGGGTTCCCACAGGCAATAGGAGTAACGCCAGCATCAGCGGTTGATTTTGTACCTGTTAATCAGGGTGTGACTATGCCGACAAATGCGGTAACTTCAGCGCTGGCATGGGGAACAAAGCCAACAATTCCAACAGCATTTTTGAAAAGAGTTGCTTTCCCCGGTACAATAGGGACAGGGATAGTATGGGAATTTGCCGGTGATGAGGGTATTGTTATAACACCGGCAAAAACGGTAATACTTTGGAACCTTGCTACAAATGCGGTTATTGATGCGACTGCTGTAGTTGAAATATAATAGTTGAGTTGTACCAGGGGGTTAATCTGTGCTTATTGGTGGAAACAACATAATTATAAAGGGTAAAAAAAAGAAAACTGCTTCGAGGAAAAAGAGCAAGCTTCTTTATAAATATCCTGACAGTTTATTTGTTACGGATCCATCGTCTGTGTATGTGCATACATATGCAGTCATAAGTACTTACCCAGGCACAGAGATAGATTACGATAAAGCCGTATATATTGACTGGTGGGTAGCCGAAAACCCGGACGGAAGCAAAAAAGACGGCCTTGTTGTAGATTCTTACGGCGAATTCACAAAGCAAATTGACGGGTCAGCTTCCGGTCTTGTAGTCGATTCATATGGAGTCTTCCCTGTACCACAGATATTCCCCGATGGGACATCCAGCGTCTTTGTAGGCACTTACGCCAATATTTTTACAAAAGCTACACGTCAAAATTGGGCAAAGTGGACAACGATAGGGTCTCTTAACTTTACGCTTGGTGGAGACAACCTTGCAGGAGAGATGCCCTTAGATTGGAGTGGATTGGCGTTTGGTGCGAGGAAGCTTGCTAATAAGGTGGTTGTTTACGGTGCTAATGGAGTTTCTTTTATTACCCCATCTGGTAAAATTATGTCTCTACAAACGATATATCGAACCGGTGTGAAGGGCGGAAACGCTTTTGCCGGTGATGATAATATTCAGTTCTTTGTTGATGTAGAGGGCAGGTTATTTCAGATTACAGACACATTGCAAAAATTGGACTATTCTGAATATTTGGCAAGCCTAAGTTCAAATGTTGTTTTATCTTATGACCATGACAGCATGATGTTGTATATTTGTGATGGAATTTATGGGTATATCTATTCACCAATAGACAAGAGTATGGGAACTTGTTCCCCTTTTATAACCGGTATTGGGGTAAAGTCCGGTGAACTCTATACTGTAGCTTCAAGTCCTATCATAACGCCTGTTTTTGAAACATGCACAGATATTTACAACATGGGAACCCATAAAAATAAAACGATATGGGAACTTGAAATTGGTGCTAATGTTACCGGGACGCTTCAGGCTGCCATTGATTATAGGGATGATTTTCAAAACAATTTTACGACAACAAGCTGGGTTACGGTTGATGACAGGGGTAATGCTTTTATAACAGCTCTTGGCAGGGAGTTCAGGATAAGGGCTAAATCAGCGCCTTATGAGTATTTTGAAATAGATTATATTTACGCAAACGGAGTAATCCATGATCATTAGAATTTTACCAACACAAATACCTATATTTTGGGAAGCCATTAAATTTGCTGAAAACAAGGTTAATGGAACAGACGAAAAAACATTCAATAATCTACTGTATAAACTACTAAATTCAAAGGCACAATGCTTTGTCCGGCTGGACGATAACAGGCAACTCATGTGCCTATATTTAACGGAGATATATACAAATCTTGATTCAGGTGAAAAGAGCATTGCATTGGATTTAATTTATGGTTTTCAAATGATGTCCCAAGAAATATGGAATGACAACGAAACGGCGATTATAAAATTTGGTAAGTCTGAAAAATGCACAAAGTTTTATGGAATGATTAAGGCTGACAACAAAATGATGATGCAAATTGCGAAAGGGTTTGGATTTAAAGAGCTTGAAACCAGGATGTATAAGGATATTTAATGTCTCAAGAAAAAATAACAAGATATGCTTCATACATAGAAGATAAGCACAAGGCGTTTTTAAACGATATACAAAGCAAGCGTATTTCTGTTTCTAATGAATCACCTTTTGAAGATTATAAAGATGTCCCTATCGATGATGCTTTTTTCGGGGTAGGTTTTTTCATCAATGATTTCCCGTCCTTGTATGACATGTTTGGTAAATTTGTTGCCGGGCTTGATATCAATACCTTGCATGCTCAGATGGTTGCGGCAACGGTAAACGGGACTGTTGCAAAAACCATTATATCCAATGCAAATGCCACGCTCCAAGCAGACATTAATATTAATTCCATCCCCCGGTTGAACGCTGGCAATACAGATATGAACTCTGTTATGGCAGATATATTCCTCGAAGGGGAAGAAATAATTGAAGATACTCGTATATTATTGAACACAAAATTTGAAAAACAATTAAAATATTCTCTACTCCCCGTTGCTCAGGCAAGATGGGATACGCATTTAAACTGGAATAAAACAGTCGTAAGCTATTACACTGAAGTTATGGGATTATATTTTTCAGCTAAAATGGATGTTGAAGACGCTAACTATGCGGCGGCGGCCAAACATGCCTTATGGCCTTTTACAGTGCTTGACTTTGAAAAGGCTGCCTTGGGAGCGTTACAGGGTGCTACTACACGGATTCAAAAAGATGGAGTTGCAGGGACAAGCACCTTTCAGAAGTTAGTAGCTGGCGCACTTGGTGGTTTATCGGCCGGGGCGCAGATAGGAACGGCAGTCAACCCTCCGACAGCGGCCACAGCTACAAAAGCAGCTTCAAGTGGTGGCACTAATTGGGGTGCTGGTATCGGGGCAGCTATGGGGGCGCTTTCTGGTGCTTTCTAAATTTGGGAAGGATATACTATGAGCAGCGGTGGTGGTGGTGGATCAGACTATGAACCGGAAACAGTTGTAAGGTATGCACCTTATATTGAAGAAAAGCATAAAAGTTTTCTTAACGCTGTAGCGGCTCAAAAAACGCAGAAAATAAACGATTCTCCGTTTGGAAGCTATGCAGACATAGAGCTTGAATCCGGCTTTTTCGGAGCAGGTGAGAGCATCCTCTCTTCGGCGGCTTTATATGATGTTTTTGGCAAGCATATGGCTGCTCTTGATATTGAAGAGTTGTGGGATACGGCTTTTAACAGCACGTTAACCGCTGATGCCATTAATGAGTTGTCCGTTGCTGAATCAGCGTTACTTGATGATGAAATAGACTCTGAAGCAAAGCCTGAGTTTCTTATTGCCATGATGAACGCCAACGCTGTAACAAGCAGCACTTTTGTTATCGGGAATGCAAATATCGAAAAGAACAGAGCAAAAGCGATGTCAGCCTTTAACAACAACTTAATTTATACCATGATATCGGATGCACAAGCACGGTGGAATAAATCTCTTGACTGGAATAAATCAATAACCGAACTTAACGCCCGGTTGCATCAAATGTATTATGAACGCAAGATAAATGTTGACAATTTTAACACCAAGATGGCTGTTGAAGATACCTTATGGCCTTTTACTGTTTTAGAATGGGAGCGGTCAGCGTTAGGGGCTTTACAAGGTGCGGCTTCGGCTTCTTCGAGTATGGAGGCAGACGAACCAAGTGATTTTGAGAAAGGACTATCTGGAGCATTAGGAGGGGCTGCACTCGGGACAGCTATATTGCCTGGGTGGGGGACAGCAATCGGAGCGGTTGTCGGTTTAGCAGCATCATTTTTCTAAACAAGATAAGATCAGGAGGATAGGCAAATGCCTTTATTATTGGATGCAACATCATTAAAAAAGAAAACTAAAAAAAATAGACAAATAGCAAAACGTAACTTGTTGGCTAAAAGCCTGAACAAGCCAGCACCTATGACAAAAGGCTTGCTTCCGGATAAGAACACACCCATGGCGGCACCTGAGCAAACACAACCTGGGCAATTGACTTCTTTGCCTACCAGAGGCAACGTATCCGCTACTGGTAGCATCTTGCCTATGCCGGGACAAGGCGGCTTGCCAACAAGAGACCAAGTTTCTGCTGGCGGTGAAATCTTGCCTCCGCAGCCAAAAACAGGTATGATGGATTATTGGAAGCAGCCTGTTTTTGGTAAAATGCCGTTAGACCAATTTAGCGGACTTACCGGCTCTTTAGCCCATGCTATTGCGCCGGGTACAGCGCAGGGCAGGGTCGGTAAGATATTTGGTGATAGAGGTAACAGGATGTATGATTTACGTCTGGGGCGTGAATTAAAAGCTGAAGATGTAGCTGAAAAGCGAGGATATCTTGGTGATGTATTGAAGGAAGAACGGCGCTATGACGAAGGGGTATCTGAAAAAGAATGGGAGCGTGGCGCACCAGGCAGGGCATTAGATACGGATTTTAGGAAAGCGCAAACTCGTGCGTTGAATAGGTCAAGCGAAGCTGAAAGATCTATAAACAGATACATGGCAGAAAATCCTACTAAATCATACAAGGATGCTTCTGAATGGTATGCACGGAGAGGGGAAGGAGAGCCAACAGATACAGGCAAAAGTGCGTTCCAGGACGTGCATTCGCTCTTAACTTCAATAGGGAATGCTGATGCTGATGGATCTTATACTATTCCTGTAGACAGCGATGGCCATATTCCCCCAGCAGTTCGGGAGGCTTTAGCGGAATCTGGGGTAAACTATAATTTATCAGAAATAACCAAAACAGACAAACCTTGGTTGTTTACAGGCGATAATTACAGTAAGAAAATTGTTCTTGGCAGTTATGATCCTGAAAAAGCAGAGACATACAAAGCAAAAAAAGAGCACTTTATCGACAGTGGGTTTGAACAGGTCTCCAATAAAAAAGGGGAAACGGCATGGATTAACAGGAAAACTGGCGAAACATTAGACTTTGACACTGGCAAGGTTACTAAAGCTAAGAAAAAACCGCCTCCTACTGGTGGGGATACAGTTGGCAATTTATTAAAAAGTAAAGCTCAAAAAAAGGTAACAGAAAAAAAAGAACCAAAACCTTTACCAAAATTTTTTGAACCAGGCGCACCAAATAAATGGTTAATGGAAAATTTAAGGAAATTACCTGGATACATTAAAAAACAAGCGGATATGAGTGGGCAATAAAATATTATGACTGCGAATAGACCAGAATGGAATTGGGAATACGATAACGAAGACGAATGGCAGACTGTCGTAGGTGGAGCAGCGGGAGGTCAGCGGCAGCAACGACAACCGAAAGCTAAAACTGGCAAGAAACCAAAAAGGATAACACTTGCAGATCGGAATAACAATCCAGGGAATTTAAGATTTGCCGGACAGTATGGAGCATCACAGGGTGAATCAGGATTTGCTAAATTTGAAACTCCAGCAGCAGGTTTTGAGGCTTTAAAAAAACAAATTGCGCTTGATGCCTCAAGGAAACATACGCTTGGGAGTTTTATCAATAAGTATGCGCCATCTTCTGAAAATGATACAGAAGGCTATTTAACCTTTTTGGAGAAATCTACCGGCAAAAGCAGGGCTACCCTTCTTTCTGATATTGACCCTGATAACATTTCACAGGCTATAGCTAAATTTGAAGGCAGCACTTCTGCCGCTGGTACTGACCCTGCCCCCCCGCAATGGGATTGGGCTTTCGATGACGAAGACGAATGGCAACCTGTTGGGTTGGCTTCATCAAGAAAGCCGGAAACAAGTTTATTAAGTGAAGCTGGCAAGGGGCTTAAGTCAGGGTTAATATCAACTGCCGCTATTGCTCCTGCTATTGGCTCCATGACTGCAAAAACTGTTGGTTGGGATAAGGGAGCTGAGGCGATGGGCGAAACAGCTCTCGGCTTAATAGAAAAATCACGACAATATGAACCGGAAACAGGATTTAAAGAATTAGTAACAGAACCATCATGGGATGGTTTGTTAGAATGGGGAGCTTACACCATTGGAAATCTGGCCCCATCGATGGTTGTTGGAATGGGTGGAGGGGCTGTTGGGGCTAAAGTTGCCACAAAGATTGCTACCAAGAAACTTCTTGACAGAGCTGCCAAAAAATATGTCGCAAAGGGGCTAACTGCTAAGCTTGCGATGAAGAAAGCTGTAAGTGATATTGCCAAACGTGGAGCGGAAACAGGGCTTGTGGCGTCAACCGGGGCGTTGGAAGGCGGGAATATGTATCTTACCGATGCCGAAAAACATACCGTTGCGAACGCAAAGGTGGTGCCGCATATTATTGGTGGATTGGCGGCCGGTATAGTGGAGCTTGGGTTCGGTGGTGTTGAAATAGGTTTAATTAATAAAGTTTTTGGTAAGACTGTGGCGAAAGTTGCGAATAAGAGCGAAGGCGTAAAGCGTGGGTTGTTGAAACGGATAGCAGATATTTTTTCTAAACCAGGCGGCGAGGCGTTGCAAGAGCTAACACAAGAAGAAATAGCAATATTGAATGAAATGTATGTTGCCAAAGAGAGTGAGCCGACAGATAAGCCATGGTCAAAAGAAGGTCTTTGGAGGGGAGCTGAATCAGCAGCAAGCGGGTTTGTTGGAGGGGTACCTTTTGCAGTTGGCAGCTCTTTTGTACCAGACACAGAAACACCTCAAGATACGCTCAACCGCAAGCTAAATAATATTTTAGAAAAAGATCAAGTCAAGGACGATGCTGGCATGATTGAATCCATTACGAATGCTTTCTTAATCGGGGAGCTCACCAAGGAAGATATGGACGCTCTGGCGGAGTCTCAACCGATATTGAAGCCGGTATTGAATGAAATTGTTGCCAACAAGGTAAAGTTTGAAATCGATACTGCCGTCCAAGCGCAGAGAGCCGAAGATGATTTAGATACAAAGATTACCAAGGAAGCTGTCGATGAGTTTTTTGATAAAGGTAAACCATCTACAGCAGCAGAGGCCACACAAGTATCTATGGATAGTCCTACTCAAGCTTCAGCGGCTGATTCAATGGAAGTGGCTACAAAGGCTGAAACTGGTGGACGAATTGCTCCTGTGAGAAGTGTTAAGGGCGAAGTTGTTCCTGTTCCTGAAACCAAAAAGAAAACGGCAGCATCTGATTTAGAAAAATTATCTTTTATAGAGCTTGCTAAAAAAGCGGATGATTGGCAAAAAAAAATAGACGCACAGCACGATAAACTGGAAGCTAAAGGAGTAAGTTGGGAAGATCAAAACAAAGACCCTGCCCTGTTAGCACTTTATGATGAACGTTTAAAATACGACACAGCGGCATCTTTAAAAGGGTATAAAGGTGCAAAACAAATTATTATTAATGAGCTTGATAAAGACACCCCCCATAAAACACTTTATACTTCTATTGATTCAATATTAGATGAGCATTATTCGTTAACAGATTCAGAGAGTGGTGGCACTTTTATGATGAGTAAATACACAGGGGAATCTCTTGATAATGATATTGAAACAATAAAAAAAGTAGGGAAAGATATAAGTAAGTTATTGTTTGCGCAAGAAAATGCGCTGGCTGATTTTTATGCAACAATGGAAAGCAATGCATCTGGATTAACTCAAGAAGGGAAAAAAAAGTATATACAAGAAGGTTTGGTTTTAGCAGAAAAAATACATAAAAAAATAAAAGATTTTTTCTTAGACGAAGAGCATGCTGGGCAAAATGATCTCAAAACCCGCAGACAAACAGATACCGTTGTTGAGCAAGAAAGGCGAATTGCTGAACCAAGACGTAAAGATATTGAACAGCGTAAACGTGTCGATGAAATGACATCCGATGAAATGCGAACCGAATTGAAAACAAGTCATTTAACAGGGCTTGGCAATAAAAGAGCATACGAGGAATCTGTTAAGAAACCAGTACAAACAGCAAAAGAAGCAGACGAAGCCCTTAGAAAAAGCAAGGCTGAACGTGAAATTTCAGGGGATCGGGCAGCACGAGGGGAAAAGCCTCCAGGATTTAAAGAAATTGTTCCCGAAGGGGAAAT